GGAGCAGCAAAAGTAATAGAAGGATTAGTTTCATAAGATGAACCAGCATTGCTGATATTTGATCCACCAATCTTACCAGTATTGTTTGCTGTACCAGTAGCTGCAGCACTTGAACCGCCACCACCTGTGAAAGTAACAGTAGAGTTAGAAGTATAACCAGAACCTGCATTAGTTACAATAATCTGAATAACACCACCAGAACCAACACCAATTTCTGTAGTATCAACACCAAATTGACCTACTGTTAATCCGCTAACAATAGCATCGGCTGTTACGTTACCAAATAGAGCAGTTCTATTTGAAGAATTAGGTGCAAGATTAAATCCTGTACCTGCCCACAGCACTGAATTTGCTGCTGAGTCGTCGTTTTTCCATTGTGACATTTGATTTTCTCCTTTGAGTAGAATTACAGACTTCTACCCAGTATTTATGGATTCTATAGTATCTAATGTACTAATTATTGTTTAGATGTTGCTCTTAACATCCATTGGTGTTTTCTATGAATTTCCATACGACCTTGAAGGAAATTGGAAAGACCTATCTCACCTGCTTCATTAGCAAGTTTATCTAATTCACCAATTAAAAACATCACTTTAGTATTATCTTCCATAGCAACTCTTATCATCTGACTAGCAGGGAGTGTTTCAAATTGATCACTTACTACACTGAGTGCTGAAAATCTACCTAGAGAACCAGGTGCATATGCTTGTAATGCTCTAAGATGCTCTGCATAATTATCTACACTACCATGAACATCTGAATAAAGATCACCAAATAATTCATGATATTGAGGGAAGTTTGGACCCTCTACATTCCAATGAAAGAAATGCAATTTAAGATAGAATGAAAAATTAGATGCATGTAATATTTTTAGTTTTTCAATAAGCTGTTCCATTAAGTTCCTCCGTTGCCACCGCCGTTCCCGCCTCCGGAGCTTGAACTTTTACCTGGTGGGTGTCTTTCTATTTTACCTGATGCCATACGAATTCCTACCATAGGAGGATTCCATGTTTTTCTTTTTCCTGTAGTTCCAGCTGGAACTGATAATTCTGATATAAATTGTTTAAACGTTACCACGCTTTACAACTCCAATATCTAGCTTTATGTCTAGGACCTGGACTATCACAATTATGTCTTGCACGGAATGATCTTCTACGTGCAGGTATATTCTTTTTAATTCTCATATTAGGATCACCAAAGTTAACCTTAACTACGTTACCTTTATCATTTCTAACGTAAACAGCTCTCTTTTTTGGTCCATCTGGTGTAAGGAATGGTTTACCTAATTTAACTTTACGTCCACCGTGTTCTGCTTCTTCTTCTATTTCGTTCCAGTCTTCGTAAAGCTCATCACCTGATACAACAAAATCTTCTTCGATGAGTTCATGAATTTCCATTTCCTCATCTAATAGACAGCCATTTTCTTCTGAATGTTCTTTAAAGGTTTTCATTTTTATTTTTCTCTTTTACTATACCTTTATGAGATACATCATGCACTTTATATCCCATTTTATGGTATTTCATTTGTGTTTTAAAAATTGCATCGTGTTTATTTTTAGCACGTATTTTATCTTTAAAGTATTCTTTATTACCATCTTTAGAAGCAGTAGTGTGTACCTTATGCTCTGGTTCTTGAAAGTTGGATATATCTTTAACCAGAACATTCTTTCTTTTTACTTTAAGTTCAGCAGTCTTCTGTCTTAAAGTAAGAGCTTCATTTAATTGATCTAAAAATTCTCTAAAAGTAATCATTTTACCTTACCCACATCAGTTCTTCTTCTTACTTTTTCTACTGCTTTATTTAATGTTTCGGATGCAACAGGTGTTTTACTTTTAATACCAGTAAGTGTTCTAATTTTGTTAACTTTACCAATCAGTTCATTAGATAGTTCATTGAGAGTTTCTTCATTTGTACTTTTCCAACCACCACCTTTTGATTTATACCATTTTGCAGCCCAGCCGTTAGCATATGCAGAAGGATATACATCAAACTTACTTTTTGCTAAAGCTTTAGCTCTTGACCATAATTCAGGGTTGGTAGGTTTATTTTTCTCGTTTATTATTTCTTCAGATACAGGGGGTATTTTGCTACGCAGTTTATCTAGAGGATCAGAACGAAGCATCTTTCCTCCGCTACCATCTAGATCTGCATCACCTTTTTTTAATTTACCTGATCTTGTAAAATGAAAACCTTTAGGAGCACTCTTAGTTTCCTTTATATTATTTTCTTCTTTTTGAGGACCAGGATTTTTACCTTTTTTCTTACCTGCTTTAATTAGAGCAATTGCAATAGCAGCTTGTTGTGCAGGATTTGCTGCTTCAGATTGTGTTTTATTGAGATCTCTAATTGTTTTAAGATGAGGATCTTCAATATAAGAATGTTCTTTTTCTAAACCCATACGTTTAGCATTAGTCATAATAAGATCAGCGATATGCTCTGCTTTTTCTATATCGTCTTTATCTGAGTGACCAATTGCTACCACTTGTTTTTCTAATCTAAACAGAAGATCATGTAACATCATATTCTCAACTGCAAGATGAGACATCTGTGTTTTATTTTCTATACCTGTGTACAATTTTACTGCACTTGGACATATATCAAAGTGCTTAGTAGTATAACTACCAAATGTAACCTGACCTGAAGGAGTCATTTCTACTTCTTCTGTTCTTACGTTGATAGGTGCACCACCTTTACCAGGGCGGTCAGCTACTGGATCTTCTCTTCTTTTTCTACGTGCAGCTAATGCACGATCATCTTTATCCATTGCTCTTGCTTTTGCAATAGGAAGACATTTTGGTTTACCTTCACCTGGTTCTCTTGCACAATCACCTTTAATATTACCTTTAGTGTCCATGCGGACCCATTTATCTTTAAACCACTGGCGGAGATCTTCTTTTACTTCTTTTTTTTTATTTTCTTTATCAATAATAGCCTGATAGTCTGCAGCGTTTTGCTTTAAAGCAGCTGCTGCAGTATCTATTTTCTTACCAATACCTGGTCTTGCTTTCTCTATTTTTTCCCACGGTGATTTATAACCTTTACCATATGCTTCTGATTTAAACATATCTGGAGTATAATCATTTACATTAGGTAACTTTAAAGGTATTTTTGATTTAAAATCTGGTATAGTAGCTTTTGGTAATTTTAAAGCCTGTTTAGCAGTATCATTTGAAGGTGATGACATGTTGCTAGGTGGACCTTTACCAAAAGATGCTTCTGGTTGTTCATCAATTATTTGCTTTTTAATAGCTTGATGACGATAAGGTCTATCATCTGTTTTACGATCTTCACCTTTTCTAACTACTAGATCTATATCTTTACGTTCTTGACCAGAACGAGGAACTGCTTCTCTATTTTTACCAAATTGCTCATCAAAAACATTATCTAGATCTTCTTTTACATTCTCTTTTGCAGCCATTTCTATTTCTTTATCTAACGCATCTTTTTCACGCATTCTTTTAAAGAAATCAGGATTATATCTATTCTTTACTGCATTGACTGCAAGAGTAACATCATCTTCAACTGCTATTTCTTTTTTTGCTTCTTCTATTTCTTTTTCACCGGGTGTATCGTTTTTGTATATTTTAGTCAAAGATGATGTACCCCATTCTCTTTTATGGGTGTTACTACGGTCTATATCTTCTATTACTACATCATAAATTGCATTTAGAAATTCGTATGACTCTAATAGATTTGATATATCAAGATCTTCTTTTGTAAATCTTCTTGATTCTTTTTTTCTAACCTGAGGTACTAGTCTCATTGCTAGTCTACGGATTGCTGCTTTTCTCTTTGAAACAATGTTTTCTATTCTCTGTTTTTCTGCAGCAGAAAGAGATTCAGGATCACGACCACCTGCTAGTTTTGATTTCATCTTTTTAATTGCAAGTTTACGTGCTCTGTTTGTAATAACTTTTGTATTTGCTCTTCTTAACATAGAGCGTTTTCTAGCTAATTCAATACGGCTTTGGTAGCGGCGCATAATCATTGCTCTCTTCATTCTTTGTTGAAGAGTAATTTCGTCTAGTTGTTCTTCTTCTGTAAACAACTCATCAAATAAATCGTCTAGATCTTCTTTAATGGATTTAATGTGATCAGCAATTTCTTCAGCATGTGAATGCAATGCTTTCGGAAGACCTGATTTAAATGCTTTCATATTACCTGATCTTGCATGTTCACGCATCTTAGTACCAGACATACCTTCAGTACCTTCTGCATCTGGATCTCTATGACCTGCAGAAACCACTTTAATTGACTTAAAATTATAATGACCTTCTTTGCCGTTATACTGATGAAGTTTCTTATGATAATCATCTACACGGTCTGAACCCGCTACCATTACTAAATGATGGTAACCAGCATCATGCAGTTTCTTAGCCTGATGTAAGAAGGATGGGTGTTCTTTATCAGAAGAAGATACAGAAGTAGTTGGTTTAACTACCTTCTTAAGATAACCTACTTTTTTCTCTTTAGGAAGAGGATTCTTACCATTACCTTCAGAATGTGATGCAATAATATGTGCATCACCTTTATGTTCTGAAGCTACCGATTCTACTTTATGAATAAGCTTTTCGTGTCCAACAGTAGGAGGGTTATAACGGCCAAATGCCATAACTGCTGTTTTCTCTTTTTCTTCTTGAATAGGATTAATAGTGATTTGATCAGGTTTAGAACCAGTCATAGTTCTTGACTTGGAAATAACGTCTTTAACAACAGTAGTTTTAAGCTTTTTTGAGCTAACCTGTGTGTTTTGATTGTTGTCTTTATTCTGATCTGACATTATATTTCTCTTTTGAAATTGTTATTTTATATTTATTGTTCTTAATAAACTTCACGCCACTGCATGTTTACACCGACATATGTCGAATTTGATGAAGAAAGATTGGTAGCAGTGACAACAAATACTTGTGAATTGTTGCTGTAGTAATTTTGAGCAATATAGTTCTTTTTAGCTGTACTTGGCATATTTGGATTTGTTATACCTGATGATGAGGTAGTAGAAGCAGCTCTTGGATTATTAGCAGCAGCAAATCCACCATCCATTACTTCACCGTCATTATAATTAGTAGCTGTTGCATTATACTGTATACCACTAGAAGGATGAACATCCACCCAAGAACCACCTGTAATTACTGACGTATTTGCAAGTTTAATTACATCATATCTAACATTCTCATCAGTAGAAAGAATAGTAATATTGCCTAATCTTGCAATCATTCTGTTTGAATAGCCGTTGAAGGTATCCTTTAATTTAATAGCCATAATCGGTGTTGTATTACCACCTGCAAGTAATCTTAGCCCACTATGCCATGCAAAATCTTGACCTGATTCTAGATAACCACCTTCAGATATTACTGTAGAACATATCTGATCCATATAAGCATTAGCTGTTCTTGTACCCGTATTAAATATCTCACATCTAATTGGTAGATTGGGACTACTCATATAAACTTTATCTAGGTTGTTACTATTATAAAATTCATGAGCGGGTATAAACTTACCATCATGAACAAAACCAGTACGAACTCTACCAACACCCAGCCATTGAAAATCTATAAAAACAATTTGTGTTTTAGTAATGTCAATATTAAAACCGGAAGGACCGTTTCCATCACAAGTATCTACATTCCAATCAGCCTGTGTAACTTTTCTGCTATCATCGGGTGAACCACCAGTATAAGTTCTAATACAAAAACTTATTTGACCGTTACCAGCTTGTTCAAAGTAAATACCGTTGTTATCATCATAATAACCTGTGCGTTTAGTAACATTGGTATTTGCACCATAAAAATTAAAAGTAGTTTTAATTAACTGACTCTTGCCTGGCAAATATTGATGGTAGAATTTTGTCTGGTGAACAACGCTGCTGGTTGAATTGTTTGCAGTAGTAAGACGTGCACAAGCTTGATTAGGTAAAAAAGTTACTGTGCCGTTTGCTGCTAAAATATCTTCAAATGCAGGATCAATACCATAAAGATGTTTGTAATCACCTAAAGTAAATGCATCTGATGTTCTTAATCTACCAAATGCGTCTGATTGTCCTGCTTCTAATGCTACTGGAAATCTATTATATTCATCATAAAAGGCACCATTACTATCAGCAGTCATTACGACTTCAAATATAGTATTACCGTCGGCTAAAAATCTTTTAGTATCGCGTCTATACTGAGCCATTTATTTTTTCCATGCTTTAGTAGCAGCAAAATTAGCTGCTGAAAACTCACCTCTATTGACTAATTTAATTGATCCACCATTATGATGTGCAACATATCCTTCTGGATGTGTTTCTTTACCATCAATATGATGCTCCATTCCACCTTCAGTTTTATTCGCTTTGTTCAAACCATGAACTAGAATATTTTTAGCAGCCTGAATATGATGGTGTAATTTTAATGCATTATCAAAATGCTTTTCATTCTCATCATGATGTTTAAGATCAGCATTCATTGTTTCTTTCTTCTTTGCTTTTGCAGTAGGAGTAGAAACACTATCGATTGCTTTTTGATGTCTTGCTTGAATATGTGAACGTAAACCTTTAGTAGTAGGCTTATCACCAGATCTTACTGTTTGATTAATATATGTAGTAAGATGTTCTGAATGTTTATTTACAACATTATGGAAGTCATGAGGCATCTTATCATGTAATTCTTTTGCTTTTGCCATATGATGTTCAAAAGCATCAGATTGTTCTTTAGATAGATTACTCATAGTTTAGCCTCAGGTGAAATTAAATGAACATCTTTATGCTGTTTAAAGTTATGATGATCTACATGAGGTGTAGCATGCATACCCTCTAGAGTCTTACCTTCATACTTTGTATGGACAGCAACTCCAATTTTTGAGTTAACAGCTTTCTTACCTTCTTCTGATCCTTTATGAATAGAATAGGTAATAGTATTTGGTTTAAAACTTACTTTGTGATCAGTATGATGCATCTCATCATGTGAGTGCATAAAGTCACCCTGGTAAACACCCTTCTTAGGAGTTACCTTAGGAAGATGTTCTAATGCTTGTCCTAATTTCTTTGCAAGACCAGGTGAATGACCGTGGTTCTTTTCTATATCTGAATGTGAATAATTAATCTTAGGATTCTTATTAAATGCTGACTTAGATGCAACGAAGAACTTACCTGACTCTGGATGATGTCCAAATACTACAGAAGGTGAACCATCTAGTTTAGTTGTAATATGAGAAGAATGTTTTTGACCTTTTAATGCCTTATGAACATCATGTAAAGCATGAAATGCATGTGTAAAGCCTTGATGAGACAATACTGCATTATCTTCGGGGTGATCTAGATGCTTTAATTTAGCACCTGCTTCTTCTGTAATATAAGTTAAAAAAGTTAACATTTTACTTCTTTAAGAATGATGGATCTTTCTCAAGATCATGTGATGACTTATCGGCATTTTTTAAACTCATAACAATAAGAGCACCGTATTTTCTCTTACCAGTTGCTTTATCTGTGCTTCTTGCTTTCATACGTGCTCTAAGTTGTGTGTCACCAGATAGTTCAGGCACACCTGTTTTAGCAACATCTTTACCAGTATGATAAGTTCCATGACCACCGATATGAATGTATGGTGTTTTTCTATCTTGACCATAATGAGCCTGAATACCTGCAGAACCTTTTTCTGTATGATACACATTACCCATCTTAAGATCTTTGTGATAATCACCAGAAGGTTTACCCCATTGCTTATTCACATGATGGAGAAATCCTGACTTCTCAATATGTGCAGCTGTTGCAGGATATTTTTCTTTAGATTTTTCACTAATATGCCAACCCTTATCTGGGTGATGATGGAGTTCTAATTGACCCATCATAGCATTCTTATCTTTCTTAATTTCAAGATTATGATTTTTACCACCAACATGGATACTTGAATCTGGAGCATCACCACTCGAACCGGCAGATGTGTGTCCAGGTGTTAATACACCATGTTTTTCTAGATGCTTGTTAATCTTTTCTTCATAATCAAAGCCGCCTTTGGCATG